TAAAAAACAACAAAACTGGTGAAAAGAAAGAGTTCATCATGACCATGAAGGAGTATACCGAATGGAGGGATGCTAACCCTGATTGGGACAAAGATTGGCAAGCTGGATGCGCTGATGCTGTATCTGGTGTAGGAGACTTTCAGGATAAACTTCCTCAAGGTTTTAAAGATCGACTTCGTAATGTCAAAAAACATCACCCTTACGCACGATTCGAGGCCCCTTAGCCTATGTCAGTTACTAAAGTTAAGAAGCAACCAAGCATGGTTGGACTAACCAAGAGACAAATGAAACGCAAACCCATCAACGAGAATCATCTCACAACTATAAAACCTCTAACTCCCGCACAGGAGAAGTGTTTTGATGCGTATGCTCAAAAGAAAAATCTCTACATGTACGGTGCTGCTGGAACTGGTAAAACTTTTATAGCGATACATCTCGCACTTAAAGAAATACTTGACGAAAGGTCACAGTATGATAAACTGTACATAGTAAGGTCATTAGTACCTACTAGAGAGATTGGTTTCCTACCTGGAGACCATGAAGACAAATCTGAGCTATATCAGATACCATATCAGAATATGGTTAGATATATGTTCCAAATGCCAGACGATGCGTCTTTTGACATGTTGTATGGTAACCTAAAGGGACAAGGAACTATATCGTTCTGGAGTACCTCATTTATACGTGGTACTACCTTAGACAATGCTATTGTGTTAGTGGATGAGTGTCAAAACTTGAATTTTCATGAATTAGATAGTATAATAACAAGACTGGGTGTAAATACCAAAATCATATTCGCTGGAGATGCTTCTCAGACAGACTTGACCCGTACCAATGAAAGGAACGGTGTTCTAGACTTCATGAAGATCATTAGTACTATGAGTGAATTTGCCTCTATAGAGTTCGGTATCGATGATATCATCAGATCTGGACTTGTGAAATCATACCTTATATCAAAGTACAATCTTGGAATTCCGACATCTTAACGAACATACTTTTACTGAAATAAAAGCAAGCACAACGGTTAACGGAAGGAGATACGATGTCGGTGACGACGTTTGGTACCCTTCCGTTACTACTGTTATAGGAGAGATGAAGAAGAAATCCATCATGGCATGGAGAAGGAAGGTAGGTGAGGAAGAAGCAAATAAGATCTCTAAGAGAGCAACGACAAGAGGTAATAAGTGCCATAAGTTAGCAGAGGAGTATCTGCTCAATAAAGATCTAAACAAATATAAGGATGATCCCTTGTCCCTAGGGATGTTTTACCAGATTAGACCTTATATTGATAAGATAAATAACATACACGCACTGGAAGCACCCTTATACTCTCATACCCTTAAGCTAGCAGGTAGAGTTGACTGTATTGCTGAGTATGAGGGAGAGCTTGCTATAATAGATTTTAAAACATCAACTAAAGTTAAACGTGAAGAGTGGATACAAGACTACTTTTCACAAGAGACAGCATATGCTATAATGTTCCAAGAACTAACTGGACTTAAAGTCAAAAAGTTAGTGACTATAATCGCAGTCGAAACTGGAACACCTCAAATTTTTGTTATCCGTGATAAAATCAAGTACGTTCACAAACTCAAAGAGTATATTGACTACTACAGGAGTGTTCATGGCGACTGGTAAAAAAGTAAATGATGTCCTTGAGGAGAACTTTATGACGGCAGCTAAATTTTCACTTGAAATTGAGAACATAGTGAAAGATAGTGAACTCAACTATATTGAAGCCATAGTTATGTTCTGCGAAGAGAAATCAATAGAAATTGAAAATGTTAATAAGCTTATCAGTAAGCCATTGAAGGAAAAGCTTAAATATGAGGCACAGAAGTTAAACTTTATCAAGAAAGGGAGTCGTGGTTTCTTAGCACTGTGAAGGGATTAGAAGCATATCGTATGTACCTCGCAATGAGGAACCACTTCAAATCAAAGACTTATGATTTTAACAGGAGTCCTTATAGTAAGGCAAAACCTGAGACGTATGACAAGAGAAAGGATAAATATTTTTTCGTCAAATTATCACGCAAATACGATGAGCAGGAGTTAGCACAGTTCTATCTTGCTAATTTTGTTGAGGATAATTCTGAGTGGATTGGTGCGATGACCGCACATGGAGAGAAGAACTACCAGTCATATATAAGGAAAATCCAGTCACTGTCTTACATCTTCAAGAATGATGCCCATATTATGAGGGAGTCATGTGACAGTTTTAACCAACTGTTTGAAGGAAAACCACATCCAACCTTGATAAAATTGTGGATGGGTGGTAAGATATCATTAGAGTCCGTGGTCATCATGGACAAGCTATTTGGTTTTGTGGAGAAGGTTACTGCTACTGATCCAGTGTGGGAAACCGCTAAGACCAAGATAACCAAGTATGAGCCACTTCTCAAAGTGGACACTAACAAGCACAAAGAGGTATTAAAGGAGTTATTCTTATGAAGTTCTTCGAGTCCGAAGTAGTACAAGACGAGTTAAAGCGTATGCAGGAACTCTATGTGGATATCAACCGCATGGGGATCATTCTTACAGTGGACCAAAAGGTCCAGCAACTTGTGAAACTACTTGAACTCATAGACATTCAACAGACTATGTTCATGCGTGTTACTCTATCTGGGGATGATCAAGCAAAACGTATTCTTGAACAGGTACGTCAAGCAGCATCCTTGTTAGGTATGAAGCCTGAACATGTTAACCCCAAGTTCTACGATAACCTCAAGGACCAAGTCAACAAAATGATTAAAGATCTGGAGAATTCTAAATGATGTTTTTGAATGCACTCACCATTATTGTTATCTTAGCAGTACTATGGTTTGTATTTGTATTCCTTAAGGATCCAAACGCATGAAAGATTTATGGAATGGTTATAAGAGAGCACTCTATGAGACGTTCCCTGACCTACTATATGACCACACATGGGGTGAATGGGAAGGTAAAGGAACTAATCTGAAAGCTCAGATCTGGACAGGTCCACACTTTATTAAATCTAGAGCAGTTGACATCTGGTCAGACAAGACCAATATTTACAACAATATAATCTATCCCAAGACAGGTCATAACCTGCCTTGTTTTGGTATGGATTTGATGGGGTTCTCAGCAAAGAAGGTTATCATTGTATTTGATTTCCAGCACCCTGTAGAGAACTTCCTCTTTGAGGTTGCTGGTTTACCTGAGGGTAAGGGTGACTATAGGTTCTTTGAGCCTGGTAACCACTTCTCGAAGAACATCTATATCGCATACTGTAAACCTGAAGAGGTTGATGAGCATTTGCCCATGTTCAAAGAGTACTTGACAAAGTACCAGAGTATGATAGAATTTACTCAACCAACTGAGGTCGATACCACCGTCTATAAGGATTTCGATGCTTATATGACTAAGTTAGATCCAGTTGGCGCATACCTTAAGGGTAAGTTCGGTGAGGAGAGAGCAGAGTCGTTAGTACATGATTTCTTATTCTGTTATAAATGATCTCTAACTATGTCATGAGGGTATACCCTCATTATAAAGACGTAAATGCTCTCCTCTTTGAGCAGATCCAGAAGTACGCATGTCTTGATGTAAAGGGATGTGGTATGAGAACCGAATTCCAGACTGGTCTCCAAGACGAGGGACCAGGTAGGATAGGAGGTGAACCATTATCCCAGTTGTTTGGATGGATTGAGGACCAATTGCCTCACTTGGCATGGACTTTAGGTAAGTGGAGTAACTCTGCTTTCAATCAAAATCCTTATCCACATCGTTATGCTATTGCGGATTATTGGGGTATGGTTTATAATAGAGGAGGTGGCTCTCAACGACACAACCACTACCCTTGGCCACTATCATTTACATACTATGTGAATGTTCCTGAGGGATCCTCATGCTTGATGCTTGAGGGCGAGAAAGTAGGGGTATCTGACGGGAGACTGTTAGTATTCCCTGCTCATCTCTTTCATTGGGTGGAACCAACTCCCGTAGATGGGAGGACTATGATCGCGGGTAATATCTCTTATGATCCCGATCTTTCTCACCTAAATATAGTGTCAGGACCTAGTGCCTGACTGCGGTTGCCCCCTTCCTGGTTCAGGGTAAGCGGCGATAGGAACCAGAATACCAAATACAAAATAGGACAATACGTATGTCATTTGCTTCACTTAAAAAGTCCAGTTTTTCGGATCTACTCCAGAAAGCTGAGTCATTAAACAAGACAGAGGTCAGAGGTGCTGATGAGCGTCTTTGGAAACCCGAAGTAGACAAAGCTGGTAATGGTTACGCAGTAATCAGATTCCTACCAGCACCCGAAGGAGAAGACCTTCCTTGGGCACAAGTTTGGAGTCATGCCTTCCAGGGACCTGGTGGTTGGTACATCGAAAACTCCTTAACAACTTTAGGCAAGAAGGATCCAGTATCGGATCTTAACAGGACATTGTGGAACAGTGGTTCTGATTCTGACAAGGATACTGCTCGTAAGCAGAAGCGTAAGCTCTCTTATTACAGCAACATCTATGTTGTGTCTGATCCTGCTAACCCACAGAATGAAGGAAGAGTATTCCTTTATAAGTATGGTAAGAAGATCTTTGATAAGCTTACTGAGGCAATGCAGCCAGCATTCGCTGATGAGACACCTATCAATCCTTTCGATTTCTGGAAGGGTGCGGACTTCAAGGTGAAGATCCGTAAGGTAGAGGGTTATTGGAACTATGACAAGTCAGAGTTCTCTGATCCTGCCACTCTAGCTGACCTTAAGGACAAGGAACTTGAGGAAATCTGGAAGAAGGAGTATAGTCTCACTGCTTTCACATCTGAAGATCAGTTTAAGACATATGAGCAACTAACAGAGAGATTAGAGAGCGTTTTACGCCCTGCTGCTCCTGCTCGTCGCGTCGAGACTGAAGATGTTGAACCATCTGTAGGTGACCCATTACCAGAGGTTCTACCAGTTTCTTCTCCACCAGCATTTAAGACTGCTGGTGCTCCTCAAGAGGATGAAGACGACACCCTATCCTATTTCGCTAAATTAGCCCAAGAATAACTATGTCCATAATGAAGATATTCATTGATACTGCCGACACGGATGAAATCCGTAAGTGTCATGCCACAGGTTTGATCGATGGTGTTACAACTAACCCATCACTTATAATGAAGAGTGGCAGGGATCCTGAAGATGTCTATCAAGAGATCAAGGATATCGGTATCAGGGATATCTCTATGGAAGTTGTTGGTGATGCTGACCATATGATCTCGGAAGGGATCAGGTTACATCAGAAATTTGGTGACTGTGCTACAATCAAGGTTCCGTGTACCCCAGACGGACTCCTTGCTTGTAGTGCTCTTTCAAAGAAGTGTATACCTGTCAATGTTACACTGATATTCTCAGCAGCACAAGCTATCCTTGCTGCTAAGGCAGGTGCTAAGTATGTCTCACCTTTCATAGGTAGACTAGATGATAATTCTATCGCTGGACTAGAGGTTGTTCGCTCTATCTCAGCAGTATATAAAGAACACAAAGTTGGAACAAAAATCCTTGCTGCTTCTATTCGTGAAGTCAATAGAGTGACAAGGGCATTCTGGAATGGTGCTAAGATCTGTACCATGCCACCAAAAGTATTCCATGATATGTACAACCATGTCCTTACTGATAAAGGAATAGAGATATTTGATAGAGACTGGGCAGCAGCCCATAAAACAGAGCGTATAGGAGGAGACCTAGACGCTCTTGATACTGTTACTACAGATGATGGTGATACAATTTTTATTAATTCTACACTAGGAGACAACGGAGGTATCGTTACTCCTATTCCTGGTGTTGATATATCTGGTGGGTATGCGGGTCTATACCCTGAAGAAATAGGAAAGGACGGAAATATTAATCTATCTTAATTTCAGCTCTAGACAATCCAGTAACAACACTGCCACCACGGTGGAGTGATTTAATATAAAGATCAGAGAATTGGTTCACGTAACGTGGTCTGATTAGTCTGATCTTTTCTTTTTCGTCGTTTAATCTTTGTTCGTACTGATAGTAGGTAACTGAAGCAACAGGGTTCACTGTGACACCAGCAGATGCTGTTCCGTCATAGTAGGTGACCTGATAGTTAGATGGTACTCTCTTACCTGCTGGTACAATAACTCTTTGAAGTGCGTCAACAACCTTGGTGGTCTCATACATCATGATAGCATCAGGGTTCTCATACTTTGCGTACACATACTCTCTTAAAGCTTGTGAGGTTCTAGGCCAACCCTCATGGAAGTTAGTGATATCATTGACTATTAGTATAGTCCAACCATAATCTACTCTACCGTATTGGTTGAAGGATATACTCTCAGGGTTCTCACCTGGTTTAATGATGTATTCATTGAAGACAGATAAGGATGCCAGATAGTCATCAAAGACATCATTTCTTCTCCATAAATTTTTCGCACTATAAATTCTCGGATCAAGTAGCTTGTCCGTGTAATTATATACAACTTCGGGTGCTCTTTTAAATAATCCCATTAGAAATGTCCTACCTTGAGATCTGACTGTGTGAGAGCAGTTGTCTCTTTGAAGCCTAGAGTGATTGTTTGAAGTGGTAGTTTACCACTGTATGTTGTAACGAATTGGTTTGCTGGTGTAGCATTGACTTGCATGCTGGTTAGAGCACACATCTTAGACTTAGGCATCTGTGGGTGTCTCACACCACCTGCCTGTACATTACCTTCTGAATCACAAGCATTAAACCAAGGTTCTAATACCCATAGATCTGGGAAACCAAGTACACCACCTGTACCCATAGCAGAGGCAGTGGGGTGCATGCCTGTCTTGAAGTTATTAACTAATTCATTGACCCAGTGTGATTCACCTGGGTTTCTAGCAAACAGTTCAAATGTCATATCAAATGATCTCATCTGCATCTTACTGAACATCATGATGGCATTATCATTTGGTGCTAGACCTGCTAGACCAAGGACATTTGTTTTGGTTAGAGTTGAGTTATTACCTAGTGAGTTAGTAGCACTACTAAGAGTATCTCCTATTATTCCTGATACATCAAAGTCAGCAGCATCATTGACAGCAGCAGGTATACCAGCAGCATTAACTAAACTACCTGCAGCACCAGCAGTACCAGTCACTAACATTTGACCAGCAGCAGCGAGTCCATCATCCATGACTCTAGCCATGGTACCTAGTTTAAACTCATTACTCCAGTCAGAGTTGTAGGAGTATGAGT